GGGCAGCCGCCTTTTCCCCAGCGGCAAGATCCGGTTTTCCACCCACACGAATAGACCCCATTGGGAAACCAAACCGCTCGGCTAAATGATGGGCGACAAGTTCATTCAAGTCCTCTTGGGCTCCGTAACCCTCGCCGCCCAAAAACTTGATGCCAACCCCCTTGCCCGTCACCTTGTCTTTGTACATGGTGAGACCATTGACGCCGTCTCCATCAAACCAAAACTCAAAACGTTTGTTCGCCGTCGCAATCGACTCGGCAAGAAATTGGTCAGGGACGTCTGCAAGATCAATTTTGTCTTCTTGTAAAGCACGAACAGCGTCACGAGCGCTATAGATGTTTTTATGCCCAACCGGCACCACGACAGGCAAAGCGTAACCGTTTTTTGTCTCACGTCGCCCCAGCAGGGCGCCATCAGGGTCGCTAGCCAAAACCGCTAAACCTCGAGCCGGTTTAGGCCGTTTCCCGCCTTCGGGAAGATCGGGCACAGGGTTTGCCCTCATCCTTTCCCCTACGTCAACCATTTCTTGGTACACGTCGGCGCTTTCCTCAAAAGCCGCAATCTGCTTCCAAAGCACATTGGCAACTTCAGGGTCAAGCGCTTCATCGCTCAGTGCCAGACGCAAATCTTCTGCCGAACCCCTTGCGACGTCACGTCGCTTTTGGGCCTCCGCCAGATCAAAAATGTTTCCCCGCTCAATCCGTTCTCTTAAGTCGTCATTCTGCATTTCTATAGCCGTCAAAAACTGCCGTTCTCGATTTAGTTGCGCTTGAACCCGCTTTCCGGTTTCATCGCGCTCTTTCCGCAAACGGGTCCAACGCTGCACATCGTTAAATAGGTAATCGTAGCGCTTTTCGTACTCCGCCCGATTCCTGCGATCTTTTTCGGCATCCGCCCGTTCTCGCACCTCGCGAATTTGCTTTTTTCGCTGCTTGACGATTTCGTCAATTTCCTTTTCGCCAACACTTTTATCGTTCTTTGCCCCCTCGAAAGCGAGATCGACCTCTTGAAAGAATTTAAAATTTTCTTCCCGCAACTGTTCAATAGAAACCGTCTCTGAACGATCGCTTCCTGCCAAGTCGACTGTTGAACCGCTGGCGCCGCCAGCCCCACTAATTCGCCCGCCCGATACGCTGCGACGGCTTCGCAACGTGGGCTTAGCGTCCTCAACCCGCTCGCTCACACTATCCGGACGGGATTGCCTGCGCGAACCCACCTGCCGAGACAGACCGCCATTACCGCCATCAATTCTATTGGCGAGCCGACGGGCAACGCCTAAACCGCAGTTCCTTCCAAACCGATCAGTGATCTGGCCGCCGTTGGGGGTTCCCAAAGGACATCGAAACCCGCCGCTAGGACCCAAATCGGGATCAAAAAACGCTCGGGGTTGCTTCACGGCATATGCCATAGCGGCGAGCCGGCGGTCGCTGACTGCAGCCAATGCCCTGTAGTCAATTTCTCTCTGTCGCAACTCCACGCCAAGGGCTTTGGCCGACGGAGCGTCTAAAGGAAGATAATCGCTTAACTCAATGCGAAGCGTTTTTGTTAAAACTTTTGGCCCGTCCGCAGTGAGGCCATAATCTGCGCTTTTCGCCACTTCGGTCAAGTCGCGCGCAGGTTCGCTCTGTGACTCCACCCACCGAGCCCATTCTTTACCGGCCTCAGTCACACCGTGGAAGTGCAACATATTGTCATTCTCGGAAACGACAGCAAATAAAGTCTTCGTTGCCGTATCGTTCAACAGGAGGACGCGTGCCATTACGACAGTCCGAAAATTGACAAAAATTGTTTGCGGCTTGAACGCAAATTCTTTAGCCGCCGCTCGTACAACGCTTTGACCAGTTCAACGTGGGCTCGTTCGCCGGGCGACAAACCACCATCCAACCCAAGCCGACTGATGTAGTCATCCCAATTGAAGTTGGCGGCGCGTTTCAGCAAATCGTCGTAAAGTTCCAGCAAAGCCTTTTTTTGCGAAACGCTGCCCGAGCGGAATCGGTCGGCAGCCAACGCATTGAATGACTGTCCGGCAAAATCGCCCAACACCAGTTGGCGGCGACGCTTCAGTTCTTCGGTGGACAGCCCAACCAAAGCGGCGTCAACATTTGTAGTTGAGGCAAGACGCCCATTATCGTCACGCCCAACGCTAACAAGTGACGCTGGATTGCGGTCGCGTCGATCCACCAACCAGTCGCTCACTACCGTTCGCAAAAGATCCTGCGAGTTCATTTCATTCACAGTTAAGCGACGCATCCTTTGGTCGTCGCTTTCTGGATGGGATACCAGCACATCGCGACGGGCACCAGCGCCAATAAACTTAACCGTTGAAGTACGCAGCCCGAGTGCACCGTTTACATCGGCAGAAATTCGTTCCGCGAGATGCATGTAATCATCAGACGAATTTACTCGCCACCATTTTTCACCGTTCGATCTCTCCAAAAGCGTCACGCCGGGCCGAACTCGCGAAGACTGAAATACTTTTGATTGAGAAATGGCGTTATCCAACAAATCTGATGGCACGTCGTTCACGGGCTTGCCATTCTTTAAATGCTGGACGGCCGCCTTGGCGTCGGCAATTTCGTTCGTGCTAATAGCCGTTTCCTGACCGGCAACGTCAACAACGTTCCACGTTTTGTCTTTGGCGTCTCGCCCGGGGGCCTTTTCGGCAAGATAAGTTTCGTGCACCCAGCGTTGCACAGAAATGCGATTTTCTTCGTTTGCCGTTTCCGAAATGGTGACAGTTTCACTGGGCTTCTGGATGTTCGGAAACTTCTCTTCATAAACAAGAAGCCCATTGGACTTTTCCGTAGCACGTCGCAGCCGAAGACCGTAGTCGTATCGGCCATCGGATCTGTTGTTTGCCTGAGCCCACACCCGACCAAGTCGCCGCTTATCGGTTGCCGATAAATCGCGCGACCGAGAAACTCTAATGGAGCCTCCGCCGGGAAGCGCCAACGCCACCGACCGAACTCCACTTTTCCAAATGGCAGGCACCTCTTCGTCGCCTAACGCTGATGGGTCGGCGACAGAAGCGACAAGGGCGCCGTCTTTCATGTCGGGGTTTTCGGCCACACGCGTCAGCACATTGGCGCTTACAGCAGAACGCAGAATTTGCCCATCGCGACGCACCAACAACATCCCATCAATATCGGGATTGGCGAGCGTGGCAACAGCCTGCTCCAAACCATCATTGAACTTTTGCTCGTTTGAAGCCGCCACTCTTGGGATTTGGGCATTGCGCTGAATCTGCACTGTTCGGTTGCCGTACCCCCCAGCCCCCACTCTGTTGCGCTCCGCTCGCAATAGTCCCACCATATTGCCGCCCAACCGGCGGCCCGGAGAAACATTAGGCCCCCCGAGGACATCGAACAATCGTCGACCGCAGTTCCCAAATCCTCGGGTAGCGAAACGGCCACCAAACTCATAACCCGCGGGGCAGCGCACCGCCCCCCGTTCACCTCCAATGGCAGCACCCAACAGATTTCGGCGGTTTCGTCCTCCTCCACCTCCGGGGGTGAGGACCTCATAGACGGTAGACCGTACCGGCGAACGGATATCGCTCATGTCGCCGGGTATCGCTACCGACCCAATGGACTGAACAACTCTGCCGGCACCGGACCGACTTGTGATGAGGCCAACTTTTGCGTCAAACGGCGCCTGCTCCAAATAGTTCCAAAGCATGAGAGCCTTGAAATTCACAAGGTTGCGATCACCGTTTAACGGTTGACGGATCACTGCTGGAGCGTCATCTGAAATGGCTGGCGTTAACGTGTAAGAGCCGCCATTAAGCATCTTCGCATTTACAGTTACGGAAGCCGCCTCTGCAGGTTCGCTGCCTGTCCACACAACTCCGTCTCCGTTCCAGCAGGAAAATCAGTCGCGATCTTCCTCGGTGGCCAGCAACTCAAACTCCATAAGCGAGGCCAAAAACTTGGGGTCGAACTCCGCCTTTTCCTCGGCATCGGCTTCTTTGCCCGACAGCCAGTTCTCGGGGATCATGTCAATGGCATCGAGATCTTCGGCGCGCCGCATAATGTGGATGCGAGCGGCCGGCTTGTTCTTTGCCCGACCGTAAGCCTGAATGGCGTTCTTAAGGTCCTCCATGTTTTTGATGGGGTAGGAGCCGTCTTCCATCGCTTCGCCGGTCTCGGCCATGCGTTCACGCTGAACGGTGGAATAGGCGGCCTTCAAGGCGTACTCGGAAGTTTCGGCATCAATGTCTGCGGCTTCCGTCGGATCGTATTCGTCGTAACCAAGAAGTTCGCCGTTAAGGGAGACGAAGCCGTCGTAGGACTTGCCGTCGGCGCCTTCAATCTCAACGGCATAAACGTCGTATCCCTCAAAGACGTCGGCGTCAACGGCGACCACCTCCCCGGGGAGGGACTTTGTGGCAATTTGGGCCGCTTCATCGATGGACACAATGGCCATTGGCAACTGTGCGGACTTTTCGCCAATCAGCGCTTCATCAAGTTTTTCCCACCGAATGCACTCGGCGGTAGCGCCATCAAAGTACATTTCGCTAAGACGTCCGTCCTTCTGCTCAACATCCACAATGTACAAATCGACGGCATCCGAGTAACCAGACGAAAGCACCTTCCCTCCGCTGATCTGCTCGGCGAGTCCCTGCACTTCCAAAAGGGTGGGAAGATCGCTTTCTGGGGCGCATCCGCCCGGGCAGGCGGCACAGGGTTGCGAATCGCCGGACAGCATTTTCATCTGCAAGCCGCAAAGATAAGCGTCGTCGCCCCACTCGGCACTCTTCACATTCATCGAAGCCATGCGTCGCTTGCGGGCAGCCATGCGGCGGCGAACGTCAGGTTCGCTCATGGCCTCAACAAGGGTTTCGCCCATTTCGCCGTTTGACTCATCGGGGACCTCATCGGACTCATCCATTGCTTCGGCGGAGGGGTCTTCCTCGTCATACCCGTCCAGTTCTTGGGGATTGCCCATTGACCTGCCTCGCTTGGGCTTCTGCTTCTTGGGCATCTCGTCGCCCATGCCCTCGTAATCCTCGGTCATGTCAACGTCATCGCCCTTAACCTGCACCGCCATGGCGCCACACTTGCCGCACACCTTGGCACCGGCCTTGTAACCGCAACCATCGGTGACGCCCTTAGCGCACTTCACTACAGCGCCTTCGGCGTCAATCCGAACGACCGCCTTCTCGTCCATATCGTCCATTGGAGTCTCCTGATCCTGCATGGCGTTTGTCTTGCTTTCTGTTGACGCACGCCATGTGGACGTGCTGTTTTCCTACTTTACTTGCTAACTAATGGGATTAGTGGCAACAGGCCCGTTTCCCATTAATCCATTTCACGATCCCGAATAATCGCGTCGGCAATTTTCTGCAAATTGGCCATTTCCTTATCGGTCATGTTTTCACGACCAATTTGATCGTAAATTGAGTCATAAATGTCGTAGGCTTCAAGTTCGCGTCGGCTGCCATCGGGGTTAGCCGGTCCGTCTGCCTCAATCTCTTCCACAAGACGTTCAAGCGCGTCCCACTCTTTTTCCGACGGTCCTTTGTCGCTCAAAACAGTTCCGTCAAGGCCAAGTTCTCTAAATGCAACCCGCCGAGCAGTTTGTTTCCTCTGTTCCTTCATTTCCTGTTGCGACAGAGGCTTACCTCTTGTCGACCTTGAAGCAACATCTTCGATCGCACTTCTAATCTTTTTCAGTTGCTCGTCGTCGAACTTGGCACCGGCGGCCTGAAGGTCATCAAGTAACTGGTCGGCCACTTGCCCGTCTGTAACCTCTACGCGACGGCCACTTCCCGAATCATCAGACATGCTTGCCTGAATTTCCCGAACCGCGAACCCAATGGTATCTACGTCGGTCTCGGTGGCACGCCCAAGGACCATTTGGTCGGACAAACCAAGAGACCTTAACGCTTTTTGCGTTTCTAGCCACTTGTTGTCTGGCTTGTTTTTTCCGCCACCGTCTACAGCCCCAGCAGCACGGCCAGCACGAGGAGTCGCAGGACGCTCGAAAGGTGTGTTGTCCTGCACCATCCCATCACTATTGCCGTCGTAGGCGTTGGGATCAAAACGTTCGCCTCGTCCCCCGCGACCCCTTCGGCCACCTCGCCCGCCTCGGCCTCCGCCAGCGCCGGGAAGCAGGCGACGCAAGCCTCGACCTATACCTTTGGTTTCTACAGCGTCGAACATTTCCTTAATTTGAATATCCACAAACGAATCAATGGCCCTGTCCAATGCTTTCGCAGCAGCCTCCGACTCAACCCCATTGATGTGCACCCCATCCTCGGCGACCACGGCGTCCAAGCCGTAGTAGTCAATAACGGGGTCAAGGGTTTCCCGCAAGTCAAACAACGACTCGGTAGGTGCCGACACGATTACTGCGGCACCCTTGCTTTGCATCGTGGGGGCTTGGTTGCCGAGAACCTGAGTGAGCAGCCGCACCGCTTCGGCAATCCGCTCAGCATTACGGACATTCAACGCTCGACCAACCTTTTCCCCCAGCCCGTCAACACCGCCATCCGCAGACTTGTACGGTGAGGACGAATCTTTGCCGGAACACCCGCAACCGCAGCCGCCGGGCTTGTCGGCATAGCCATCCGGCTTCACCCAATCGTGCTCAATCTCCATCTCGTTTTGATCGTCGCCGACGTGCATCCAGTTCTTCTCCTCCGAAAGATAGGAGGCAAACTCTTTTTCCTCCATTAGAAACTCATTAAGAACGCGATTGGCATACTTGACATCGTCATCGGTCACGTCCCCGTAGCCGTCGTCAGATTCCTGCCAGTCCATGCCCTTCTTGTCGTCGCCCATGCGGCGCAGGCGAGCACTAAACTCCCGATCGCTCCACAGCGACCCATTCCGCACCCCACGCAACTTGCGACGACAGTTCTTCATACCCGGGTGGTGGCAGCCCTCGTTCGGCCACAAGCCGGTGGTCTCGTGGTGAAGCCACGCGCAGATGTTCTGCAACGGGTACAACTCGGGGTGGTCGGCGAGAATGACAAGGCAGCGACGGAACCCGCCGGGCTTTTTCATAATTGGTCGCCAGTACCGAAGTAGTCGTTCGAGGTTGCCGCGTCGTGGACCGTAGCCTCGCAGAATGTCGCCCGTAATGGCCTCTTGGGGAATTCCGGCCCGAGGGTCAGCCTTTACGTCCATGTCGCTATCCGCACTCTTTTCCAAAGAGGCTCTTGCTACCTGATTGCTTGCCCACTGATATGCCCGCATTTTCTGCAATCTTTTACGCATCTCGGCAGGCGTCTCGGCAAGGGCTTCGGGATCATCAAACCCGCCGTAGGAAAACACGACACCACCATCACGATGACGGACAACGCCTGATCCGTCCTCCTCAACTGTCGTGGTGTGCCCGTCGCTGTCGTTAAATTTCCATGATCTGGGAAGATTTGCGTCCCGACCAAGTGAGGCTTTTTTCTGCGCCCGAGCCAGAATATCTTCGTATCCCGCACCACCAAGTTCGCGATTCCACCGCTCAGTATGAGCCTTCCTGAGGGCCGCTTCACGGGCCTGCTTTGCCTTGGAGCGTAGATTTTTTGGGACGTTGGAATACACCTTGCTTGGCGCTTCTTCCCAGTTGCCGACTGAATACTCCTTGCCGTTAGAATCTTGAATGATGCCGCTGCCATCTTCATGGAAAAAACTTTTTTCACCATTCTTCCATCTGGCCCGGTGATAACTAGCCTTGGAGTTTGAGGTGGCCCGGTTTGCTGCAGGGCGAGACTCTTGCTGGGGGCGCTTTTTAGGGGCGGGTCTTTCGTCGGGGGTGCCATCAAAAATAACCCCGTCGCCGTCACGGTCAATTTCGCTTTGTCCTTCACGCGAGCGTCCACCGCCGATAGTTGCACCAAGGCCTTTTTCCGCATCGCCGGAATACGCTTGTCCACCGCCGCCCTCCATTGGAACGTAAACGGTTTCGACTCTTACGCGTTCTGGCTTGCCGATCATTACACGCCCCTCTTCGGCGTGCCAAGAAGACCTCATAGTGGTCACGTCATCTGGATCGGACGGATCCATGACATCGAAAACAACAGTATTCGATGTCATGGTGCGAATTCTTACAGGGCTTCGCAACTCATTGGCAAGTGAGCGGGCCAGCACAGCCTGCCTGCCCATTGCGGGATTCGACATGCCTGCGGATTCAGCAATCTCATCTAATTCTTCGCGAGGGTCGTCATCGGACGAACCTTCGCGGTCGGCGGCGTAACCGGAAAGACGTCGCCACATTTCTAACAATTCTTCACGATTTTCGCCGCTATGTGGCTTGCCATAGCCATAGCCCTTTTCCTGCTCTTCGCTTTCGCTAGTAACAGGTCCACCACCGATCCAAGCATCACAAGTACGGGCAGCAGCACACTTGAAATCAAACGCTTCGCAGTAGCCGAGGTCACCTGCTTCAATTACGCCTTCGGCTTCATTTCCAGATTCGTTTGCGAGACCTTGTTTAATGCAGTCCATCATTCGCTCGGTCTTCACGAAAGCGGCACAATTACCACACTTTTGCTTTTGGGCATCCTCAGTTGAAACGTCCCAGCGACGAGCCTTTCCGGCCCAAAAATCTAGGTTTGGCTCTTCAGGGTTTAACGGCCCATAGCCAGCAGACTCAATAGCCTTTTGACGGTTTTCCAGATTCACCGCAACGTCCCTAGTTGCGATTGGGCATGCTGCTTCAGCCTTCCCATCCGAAGACTTGCTGATTGCTTCCCGGACAACGTCCTTCATGTGTCCTTCGCCACGGGAACCAATCGCAAGCCACTTCATTTGGGCAACTACGCCCGGAAGTTGAAAATCCTTTAGATGACGAGCGATCCACGCTTCGCGAAGTTCCAATGCCTGAATCTGATCTTCGGTTTTGGCTGTGCCGCCCTGTTCAGCAATACGTGTGAGAATTGTGTACTGGTCATCACCCTTAATGTTGCCACCCTTGTCCCAGATGTTTGGGTGTTCAGTTTTAATTCGTTCCGCATAGGCTCGGTCGAACATCGGCCACTTGGACTTCTTAAAAGAAGTGACACGGTCTTTAGCGTCGTCGGACTTGATCGAAATAGTTCCAGTCAGTTGATTGGCCCCATGGAGGACGGGGGAGACTTCGTAGAGTTCAACTTCTTTTAGAAGGTTGGCCTGTCGGGTGTTGTCGTAAACGGCTTGAATAGTTTTGTAGCCAATTGACCATTCTTGTTCAGCCCCAAAAAATGAAATATTTGCAAAGGCTTCTCGACCTCTTTCGCTTTTAAGGTTGAACTGGACTTTTGCAAACAGCCCCCCGATTCGAGCAGCGCGCATTTTTTCCGGTAGGCGGCGGTCATTGGGTCCAACCTCGTAAATTTCCAGAACTCGGCCAATCGGATGGTTCCAGTCGTGCCCCCAAACGACGCGTGGCTTCCTGCGCTTTAGGCTTCCCTCGAATGCGCCGGGAAGAACAATGTCTCCTACTGAGTCTTTATTGCCAATGCCCGCAACGAAGCATTCAACAATTCCCTCTGCCTGATCAACGTTTAACTGACCGGGAATAGACTTTGTTTGAAAATCGGTTGACATTTCCCTACCTTGTGGAATTAAGGCGTATCTCAATAGGTTAGAGCAGTACCAATACCCACATGGAAGGGTTTCAATAAATTAAAAGAGGTTTCAATAAACTTTATAAACCGTCAATCGAATCGAAGCCTGCAACGACAATTAATCGTCAAATGGGGTGGAGCAAGGGGGTCTCCGGGGAATCGCAAAAGCGATCCATCGGTCTTGAAACCTTCTGAAAAAGCAACTTTTTTCCCATGTAGCGCCGCATGAGCACTTCGAACTTTTCCATCACGTCGACTTAGCCAAGTTTTTTTAACTCCAGTCGCGCTATTTTTTGCCGCAGCGCCAGCAGCAAAATAAGTTCCAGCGTTAAAAGCAGTTTGCGTTTCATTTTCTGCAATGCGGCGTCCGCGAGCGCCAATTAAGTTGGCAAAAATTGCTCCAAGAGCGGTGCGGAGAATACCCATCTTGTCTTCGTCGCTGCCGAGCAGAAGTACAACTAAAATCGCTGAAGCAATTTCTTCTTTTGTCGTTTCGTTGGCTTTTTGGATTCTGTAAATCTGGGCATCCACATACTGCTTTAGGGCCTCGTCATCAAAAACAAAATCCGTTTTATCAACTTTGCTTGACAGGCTCGTCCCCATGTCAGCAGCATCTCGCACAATCGCCGTAATCACAGGGCGAAGGTCTTCATCGAGTTGCTTATTCCATACGGTTTTATCGAAAATTGCATCTACCGGCAACTCCCCAGCCGCAATGGCTCGTCGGGCCTTTGCTCCCATTGCTTTCTCCAGCACAACTCTTTGCTGACGTTCAAAAAGGCGCTCCAAGGAGCGATCAAAAATTTCCGTCCACCTGTCAACTGATTGACTTGACTTGATTTCCCACTCGTCCGGCTGGTCCTTGTTGAGCAAATCCTTAAAAAGGATCGGAGCCGTCAACGTCGCTTCTTCCTCAGGGGCGGGTTCTGCGGGAATTTCCGTCTGCTCCGGTACTGCCGTTTCTGGGGCTTCGGCCTGAACTTCGGGGGCTGCGGCTTCCCCTGTTGGAACCATGTCTACGGGAGTTTGAGGGGCTGCGGCATTAAAAGGCTTTTCGGTATTTCCAATTGGCGTCAAGTTCGGATTGGCAAGCATTGAGTCCATAAGTTCGGACTCGATCTTGCTTCGACCCGTTCCTTCACGGTACTCATTGCCCGTAATTAAGCCATTTCCAAATTCATCCATCAAATACCGTTGCCGCTCCTGCTTGGCAACAATAAGAATTGGAACACTGGAAGTATCGAAATCAATGTAGTACTGGTCGTGAAGTTCGTCTAAAGCCCGAGCGATAACTTCCAAATGGGGCTGCATGGTCTCCATCCAAAAAACACGACCCTCTTCTGCAGCGTTTGAAAATGTTCGACCGGCGGCATTGCCAATAACGCTCTCAGGTACACCGAAAGCGGCCAGAATCTCTTCTTTTGTAATTTGACGCATTTGGATGTAAGCGGCATCGCGAGGGTTCGATGAGGTGTCAACGAAGTCGACTCCATCGTCTGAAGCGATAACGGAGGTCTGGCCCGCTCTATTCAGGTTCCCACGGAAACGACTACGAAGTTCTTCCTTGTCGTCTTCATCCATTTCTCCACGCACAACCAAGAGCCCACCCGGACGTCCGTCGTTGTAAAGAAAGTTCCTGTTGTAAATCTTTGCAAGATTTTCAATTTCAATTGCCACGCCAGCAGTCTCCATTGGCGTCAAAGAAAGATAAGGATCAATCGGATGTGGGCGTCGAATCCAAACAACATCTTCTGGTCTAATAATTTTCTTCCCGCCGCCGGGAAGTAAAACTTCAAATCCGGAAACAAATTTCCGTGGATCTGGAATTGGGGATGTGTGCTGGGGGGGCAGCAAATGCAGGGCAATGAGTTTGCCCCCCCGACCGCGCACCTTTTCAATGAACACGCCGCGAGTGCTCATCAGCAATTGACTTGACAGTCGGAAGCGGAAAATAAAGGAGTTCTCCCCCTCGTTGGACTTAGTGTTAAGTAGATCTAAAACTTCATTAGATTTACTTAATATCTCGCCCTGTGGTGAATTGTCTTTTCTCAGGACTACGGGGAGTCGGGCTTGATTTCCAGCAATGGCGTCAATACAGCGAAAAACCCAAGTTACTCGCTGTACACCTTCCCGGTAGGCCCGTTCAATGTCCCACCCGTCTCGGTACCCTCGTCCCACCATCGATGGATTCAAGGAAATTGGCGCCCCCAAACCTAAAGAGGACTTCACCTCCTGATCGACGCCAAGTTGCTTATTCTCTGTTTTATTCCAAGCCATTATTCAGATCCAAGAAGGTAGGCATAAAGTCCGGCTGTAACTCCCAATGTAATAAAACCAGCGGGAAGATAAATTAGAGCCGCTCCAATGCAAGTAAAAATGACAAAAGCAACCATAAGCATGTGTGCAATATTTTCGCGAGTGAGAAAACCGATGATTTTTGACAATCTTGTTACTCCCGCAAAATCCAAGTTGTTTTCTTTTTTCACGCTAACACCTTAGTCCGTCAACCTAGAGTAGATTCTACATTGGTAAATGCTGAAAAAGTAGGTGAAATTCTGCGATGACCGACTGGAACAAGGTTCTTGACTGGCTAAAACCAAAAGAGCCGCTTTATTGCCCAGAAGAGCCCTCCCTCACTCAACGTGTTTTTTTGCGCACGTATGCACTGGAGGCGCTATTCGGCGGAGCGGCTGGCGGCGGAAAAAGTTCTGCCATTTTAATGTCTGCGCTTCAATACGTAGATGTTCCGAACTACTCGGCCATTTTGTTTCGTAAGACGTTTGCCGACTTGTCGCTTCCGGGTGCACTCATGGACAGGGCAAGAGACTGGCTCGCCCCCCAAGACGACGTTCACTGGAACGCAAACTCCTATGTATTCACTTTTCCGTCAGGGGCACGCATTTCTTTTGGCTACTTGAACAACGTGAATGATTACTTGCGTTACAAGGGTGCGGAGTTCCAATTCATTGGAATGGACGAGGTTACGGAAATTAGAGAACAGGACTACCGCTATTTGTTCTCTCGTTTGCGGCGTCCATCGAGCGGACCACTGTCTCAGGTGCCCTTGAGAATGAGGTCTGCTTCCAACCCTGCACCCAACTGGGTTCGTCAACGATTCATCGTGGAGGGTCAGGAGCAGAACCGTATTTTTGTTCCCTCCCGGCTGACCGACAACCCCGGAATCGACGCAGAGTCGTACAGGCAGGCGCTCCAAACACTTGATCCCATTGAAAGACGTCGATTGGAGTCCGGTGACTGGTGGGCGACCACTCTAGGAACTCTTTTTTCGCGTGAATCGTTTGGGATTATTGACGCCCACGAAGTTCCGCAGATTAGTTCGATGGCTCGAGTTGTACGCTTTTGGGATCTTGCGGCTACCGAGCCGTCGCACTCAAATCCGAACCCCGACTGGACGGTTGGCGTTTTAATGCTGCTCGATCAAGGCATTGCCTATGTGCTTGACGTTAAAAAAGCGCGAGTGAAGGGAGAGAAGGTGGAAGCGCTAATTGCCCAAACTGCTGCCGAAGACGGAAAGAATGTTCCGATCCGCATGGAGCAGGAGCCGGGGTCTTCCGGAAAAGCCCTACTTGACCAGTACGCAAGATATGTTCTTTCCGGGTATGACTTTATGGGTCTGCGCTCAACTGGTGACAAAGTTACACGTGCAAGGCCTTTTGCTGCCGCTGTGGCAAACGGCAATGTTCGACTGATGCGTTCGGCATGGCTAAGCGATTACTTGGACGAGTTTTCGTCTTTTCCTGAAGCGGGCGATCACGACGATCAGGTTGATGCGACAGTAGGCGCTTTCACGATTCTCACTGGGTTGGGGTTGCCCCAAAGGAAAACTGCGTCTATCATCGTTTGAAGTAGATGTTTTGTTGCTTATTGAGGAGGTAACTATGGATCAACCCAATTTAGAATTTATAAAAGATTTCCGTAATGCCATTTTGGCGCTCGATACAGAAATTGCGTGTTTTTTTGATTCAGGCGCTTCGCTTGAAGATCTGGGTGCTGCACTTGTTGAGTTGAATAGGGCAAAAGCCGAAGTTGGCATGTGTTACGACTATGCCGTTAACGCTATGAATGTCAAAATGGCTGACAACCCGGAACTAGCACTGCCGGATGGTTCGAAAATTGAGAAGAAGTGGGCAAACACTCGTACCGGGTGGCAGCACAAGGATTTAGCAAACACTGTTGCTAGACGAATTGTTGACCTTAATGTGGATATGGACACAGGAGAAATTCTCGCCTCCCCCGAGCAGATGCTTGTTCAGATCTTTGATTACGTTCAGCCTTCTTACTGGCGAATCAAGGAACTGCAAAAGATCAGCGTTAACCCGGACGAATACTGTGAAGTGCATGAAGCAAAACCGTCAATCATCGTAAGAAAAGGAAATGCTAAATGAGTAATGAAATTTACCCCTTGCTGTCCCAACAGTTTCCAAAAGAAATGGAAAGAAACGTATCCAAGTCGGGACGCACTCTCACCTATATTCCAATTAGTGAAGTTATCAGTCGGTTGAACAAAGTTTTGGGTGTTGGCAACTGGTCCAGCGAAATTATTTTTATTGGACGCGATTCCGCAGACCCTGATTGGGTTATTGCGCAGGTACGCCTGATCGCCCGACTTGGCGACAACACAGTTGTCAAGGATGGTGTTGGCGGCCAGCAGGTCAAGTACACCAAGGCGGGGAAAATCCTTGACCTCGGTGACGAATTCAAGGGAGCAATGTCGGACGCCTTAAAGAAAGCGGCCCAGCAATTGGGTGTGGGTTTGTATCTCGCTCGCGATGACGCCGCTATTGAAGTTGATGAGAGTAATGACGCCTTGGCGCAACAGGTTGCTCAAGTGGATGAAGGAATCAATCAACTTTTTGATCAACTTGTGTCTTTGTCCAAGTCGCTTACCCCCGAGCAAAAAGAAGCGTTGGAAGACTTTTGGATTGAGTACGCAGACGGTGAGCCAAAGCCAACACGCACAACTGCAAAGGTGGAAGATTTGGAAGCACTTATTGCAGAAGTAACGCGACTGACTCTTGGCGGTGATTTCGTTGAGCCAATTGCCTGAAGACGTAAATCAGCAAATTGAAACCGAAATTCTAGTTCCACCGGAATTTCTTTCACCGTCTTCAATTTCAACTTGGCAGCAATGTCCGTTGAAATATAAGTACTCAAAGATTGACAAAATCATTGACCCTCCGACCGAGGCAACAGTTCTTGGCAACTTTGTTCACGATGCACTCGAACGTCTTTTGCTGAGCCCCCCGGAAAGCAGAACCCTCTCAACCGCTCAATCAATTATGCGATCGCTTTGGTCTGACGAGTATCAAAACAAAGCAGCCGATGTGCTCCATGGCCACGAAGCCAAAATGCATGAGTTTCGTTGGCGTGCATGGTGGTGTGTTGAAAACTATTTCCTAATGGAAAACCCAGCCGAAGTTTCCTTTGAAGGGCTGGAAGATTACGTGACGGGCAAAGTTGGTGACGCCTCCTTACGCGGCTATATCGATCGCTGGGGCAAGGACGCCAATGGCATTGTTATCGGTGACTACAAAACCGGAAAAACTCCTCGTCCTCAATGGAGAAACGGAAAATTTCAACAACTTCTTATTTACGCTGTCTTGCTTGGTGAAATTCACCAAACCAAAGTAAATTCATTGGAACTGCTTTATTTAAAAGATGGTGTAAGACTTACTCACCCAGTAAAAACTAAAGAATTGGATGAAACAAAAAAAACAATTATTTCCGTTCATGCTGAAATTCAAGAAGCGTGCGCAACTTCAAATTTTGAAGCCAAGAAGCACCGCTTGTGCGACTGGTGCGCTTACAAATCTTTTTGCCCAGCATGGAACTGAAAAGCACAAATGTTTGCAATTCGTTTTCGCTCCGATGCCCGAGTGGCGAAACCGGCAAACGCAGGGGGCTTAAACCCCCCGGGTGGCAACACCTTATGGGTTCAAATCCCATCTCGGGCACCAAGTAAATAGAAACATTAAAAAGTAAGGGAAAAAAATGCTAGATGACACATTTGCACGTTTGGTTGCTGAGGAAGTCAAAAACAAGGTAACTCCAGAGCAGAAAGACTATTTGCGCCTGCCAGAAAACTGGACACGTTGGCAAAGAGCGCTCACTGTCTTGACGAACAACCTTGACCAGCAACTTGAATCACTTAAAAACGAAGAGCGTCGGGATACTGAAAATTACCGAGCGCTAGGTGACGATGGAGTCAAACTACTTACCGAATCTTTGTCCGAGATCGAGGTACGTCGTAAAAAGATTCTTCGCTTTAAGTTCCACGTTGATAGTCGGGTTGACGAAGTGACCCAAATGATTGCGCTTGGGTCCGATGCCGTTGATGAACGTTTGCGTGGTGTTGAGTTTCTTCGCAAAGCCATTGAGCGACATCAGGAACTTTTGGACGAATTTGATATTGAGCCGACCGCTGTAGACCGAGCGCTTTGGGCTGCTTTAGAAAATAAATGGGATTTTGACTCCGTCACTGATCCGGGGGACTGATGCCAAAAATTGGATTCGCCTCAAGTGATTGGTCAAGATCAATAACTGACAAACGAGGTCACCCGGTAATGGGGGGAGCCGGGTGGGCTCGTTTGGGGCAGTATTTTGGATCATTGGAGAATGTTGCGGCAATCGGAATCCTTGCCCATAAAGACGGAATTTTTGGTGTCAGGGATTGGGGTGGTGCATACCATTTCGACTGCGACGTGATCGTCATGCAACGCGTCATGTTTGAGGACATTCCTGAAAAGATTCTTCTCGCTCAGGCAAATGGTCAAATAATCGTTAACGATATTGATGATTGGTATTTTGGCCTCTCACCGAAAAACGCTGCCTTTGCGGCTTCTCATCCTAAAACCAATCCAAAAGAAAACACCATTCACTACAAAACTATTTTGGCTAAGTCTGATTACGTCACGACTTCAACGCCTTACTTGCGAGAACGATTAGCGTCTTTTGTTAAATGCCCGATTGAACTTATTGGGAACTACATTGATGTGGGACGGTTCAAGGGGCGGCCTATTGAAAAAACCGAAACACCAATTGTTGGATGGGTTGGCTCAACTGCTCACCGATCTGGCGACCTGAACGAGGTTAAAGGCATTTTGGGGCCAATGTTTGAAGAGGGTCTTATCAAGTTGCATCATTCAGGGCATGTGTCACAGCACGTTTCTTTTGCGGAAGAAATTGATGTCCACCCCAAATTAGTTACGACTTTGCCACTTGTGTCACCAAGCAAATATCCAGAACTTTTTCAGTTCGATATTGGAATCGTGCCACTGAGCGATGTTCCTTTCAATATGGCAAAAAGCAACATTAAGGGTTTGGAGTATGCCGCAGCGGGCATCCCATTTGTTGCTTCTCCCACGCCGTCATACTTGGAGTTAAAGGAAGACGGAATCGGTCTTGTCGCTCGCAAGCGACGTCACTGGAAGCCATTGCTTTCTTCTTTGCGTGACCCGGAACAAAGACTTTTGGCCGCAAAGACAAATAGAGAAAAAGTGGACAAGTACGACATTAGGCACGGAGTAAAAAAAATGTCCGATTTTTTTGATTCTATTTTGTAATGCGTCGAAGATCTCTTAAGAAAGAAGCCCAGTACAGGTTGCGGCGGCCCCTTGTGGAACGCTTGCTTCAGGAACGTCCATGGTGTGAGGCCTGTCCGATTTTTGCTGAGCACGATGAAAAAGTGACGTACAACCGCAATGCATCTTGTGATGTTCACGAAATCATTAGGCGTAGTCAAGGTGGCTCCATTCTGGACGAAGAAAACTGTATGGCTGTGTGTAGGGCGTGCCATCAAAGAATTGGCAATTATCCAAAACTGGCTTTTGATTTAGGTTTAGCCAAGCATGGGTGGGAAAAAAATGGGTAGGTTTTGCAATGATTGAAATTGTTGGCTTAGACCTTTCGTTAACTTCAACTGGGATAGCGTTGCCGCATGCGACCGAAGCGTTAAGCCCGAAACAAATGGGTGTTGAACGTTTGATTTGGATTAGGGATCAGATCATTGAAAAACTTGCTGTTTTGAATGGTCCTGCTGTTTGTTTGGAGGGCTATTCTTTTGGGTCTCGAAACTCTCAGGCTCATGCGGCTGGCGAGTTGGGTGGAGTTGTTCGTTGCGCTTTGTGGGAAAACGGTTTTCCATTTGTGGAGATTCCGCCAACGTGTAGGGCTAAGTTTGCTACTGGCAGGGGAAATGCTTCCAAGTCGGAAGTGGTTAGTGCTATTAGTGCTAGAACGGGAATTGTTTGGGATGGAAAGGGGGCCGATGATCGTTGTGACGCTTGGATTTTGCAGGAATGTGGACTAACCTACTTTGATGCGGGCAGATGTGATTGGCCCGAAATAAATAAATCCGCTTTGAAAAAAATTGACTGGTCTCCATTCGATGATTGGAAGACGACTATAAAGAAAGGTGAGTTTTTGTGAACGGCACTTACAGGTCACAACCAATTAGTCAAGTAGAAATTGAAACTGAACTACTTAGGATGACTGATCTCCTTGAAAATGAAACTGAAGCGTTTGAGACTCTTGCCGTAGACGCCGCAAAGAAAGAGGCGCAGTACAAGTCCAATTGGGCAAAAGAATACCTTTCCGCAAAAGGATCAATCAAAGAACGCGAGGCTTGGGCGGACTACAAACTTGCAGACATGTCATACGAACACAAAATTGCAGAAGCGCTAGTAAAGTCAAAACGTGAAAAGTTGTCTTCATTGAGGACTTCTATGGACAGTTTGCGAACCCTTAACGCAAACGTAAGAGCACAGGTGATGCCATGACAGAAAAAAAATCTCCAGCAAAAAAGCAGCAACCGGTTGAAGTCGTCAACTACAACGTTCACGAAGACATCACCCCCCTCTTGGTTCCACTTGATCGACTAATTCCGCTTGACAAGAATCCTCGCAAAGGCGACGTAGACGCTATTGCGGCCTCCTACTCAGAATTTGGCCAAGTAAAACCAATTGTCATCCGACCAAACGATGACGGAACCGCAACAGTTGTTGCTGGCAATCATCAGACCGAAGCAGCCCGCCGTTTAGGGTGGACACACATTGCTGCAATTTCAATGCAGGTGGACGACAAGCGGGCGCTTGCTTTTGCGCTGGCAGAAAATCGAACAATGGAACTCGGTCACACAGATCCCGTTCTTCTGCACGACGCAATTATTACGGTTATTGATGAATTTCCAGAAACTTTTGATGCGCTCGGATGGGACAACTTTCAATTAGCGGCAATGGATGAACAGGTCGCTTACCTCAACGAAGCAGACTCAACACCTTCGGGGTTCATTCCACCGGTAATGACCTCCTACCCTGAAGACTCCCCTGCCCCTACAACGGAATCAATTAAGAATGGGTCTTCCGGTGGCGGTGACGCTGTTCCGATTGAAGCCCCTTCGACCATGAACACCCACGAAGCAGTCACAAGGGGAGCGTCTAGCGTTGGCGCTGCTGGGGCAACAGCGATTGTTCAGTACATGCTCGTTTTTGACGATGCAGCCCAACAACGGAAATGGTATGACTTCCTGCGCTGGCTGCGCTCCGATCCCGGAACCGATGGAGAAACAACCGCAGAAAGACTTCTCCATTTCCTTGACTCCCATGCGAATTACCGATGAGAGAAAAAATCACCGCCGCAGAAGCAATCAGAACTCTGAGAACGGCTGACGCTTCATCACTTTTTTATTACTCGCAACACATCGCAGAAGTTGTCGAAACTCTTCTATATAAAGCAGATTTACTTGCTTCTCTTTTAAGAAGTTTGGATGATCTGGAAACCTCAGAAATGGGTCAGCCCTTATCGGCTATTCGGATTTCCGCAAAGGTTCAGAATGAAACCCTTCACGGCCTTTTGAAGGAAATTGCTGCAATCCAACTTGACTCAACTGACTCTCCTTTCTAGAAAGGGAAATAATGACCCGCCAAAGAATGTTCCTAGATATTTCGTGTGTGGATGCGGCTCGCGAAAGAATGCGTCACGTCTATGACACTTTCGACACCGTTTGTGTTCAATTCTCTGGCGGGAAAGACTCCACTGCCGTTCTTTACCTAGCAAAAGAAATTCACGAAGAACGAGGACTCGGACCCGTAAAAGTCATTTTCCGAGACGAGGAAATGGTTTCCCCTGCTGTCGTTCGCTTCATGGAAGAGGTCAGAAATTACGACTGGGTGGACATGGAATGGTACTGCTTGCCTTCCGGTGGCGAAATTTGGGTTTTGGGCAGGCGAGAATACGTTTTGCTTTGGTCGGAAAAAAGAGCAAAAAAGGGGCGCCTTGTTCGAGACATTCCCCCTTGGGCAATTCGCGCAGAACATTTTGGGCTCCCGTCCAATCAAACGATTCCCCAGTCTGTTGACTATTACACGATGCAAGGCAAAAAGGGGAGAACTGCTTTCATTACGGGTGTGCGAGCGAATGAGTCAATGATTCGTTACCGCTCGTGTGTGCAAAAACTTCACGAAAATTACATTGTGGTTCCCTACCGAATGAAAAAATCAATT